CGTGAATGAGATTGAGAGCGAGTTGTCTTTGCGTATCCTCGCTTAGTCACCAAACCAGCGTGTGACCATGTGCGGATCTTTGACCCGATGGCATTATTAGAATTCGGTGTGCGTTGGTCGGGGAATCCGATAGCGGTAATCATGTCCTCTGATGTAAAGGTATCGCCAGGAACTAATGTTTCAAACCAATCCTCAGCTTTGCGTGACCATTCTCTTTGGAAAATGATGGCAAGTTGTGAGCCTTCATTGGCAAGGCGCTCTCCAACCTCGACACTCATTCTGCATCAACCACTTCTGGCGCGTTCTTTAGTTCTTGAACGCGAGCATTTATTACTTCCTTCAATGTTGTACCACTGGCAGGAACATCAAGGAATTCTGCTTCATTAGACCAAACATTGCGAAGATCATTGATTGTAAGAATCGCTGGGATTGAAGCAATAAGAGTTTGAGCCTTTGCAACTACCTCTGGCGCATACTCAACCACTTGCTGAATCTGCTGAACTGGCTTCGCTTCTGCTGGTTTCTTATCTACATCTGCCTGAGCCATCTCTTCGCTGGTATAAATACCAGAGAGATCATTAGGAAATGCTTTGCGAAGTGCAAGTGCTTCTGCGCACTTTGCGAGCATGAGGTCTGGCATCTTCTTCCAGATTGGGTTCTGTGGAACTGCGTATGAATCCCACTTGGCAACTGCCCATGTTGGGTTCTGAACATCCTTGTAGTAAACGCCAACGCGAGCTGCAACTGGTGGAGTTGTTGCCAACCACACATCAGTCCATACGCCATCTTGACCGCACCACTGAGTTGGAGTCTGGCCACCGTAATTACCAGAACGCTGTGCGACGATACGAAGCCCGTCGATAGATGCTTGGATGCCCCACTTGCCACCACGGTTAATCATGTAAATCTGGCGAGCAAATGGATCCAGTCCTGTGCGCTGGCAATAGTTAAAGAAAATATCCAAGTCACCTTGAGAGGCGTTCTGTACGCCGATTTGCTTGAGGACTGCTAACTGCTTATCTGTCCATCCACTTTGGTCGGATTGGACTACTAATGTACCGCTCATCTTTTACCTTTCGTCTGGGGTTTTATTTAACCCGTGTGTGCGTAATCTATAGCCAAAGATTACGGGGTGTCAACAACCCATTTCTTCGTGTCGTGAGAGGATTCTCCCCATGACCACAATCATTGGAGTTGAGTACGAGGATCACTGCACCCTCATGGCGGATAGCCGTACTACCGATTCTGAGGGTCGAATCTATAGCCACCCAACTATTACAAAGCTGAATAAGCGTGGCGATTTTATTATTGGAGGTTCTGGTGAAGCATCACCCTGCGACATCGCCCAGCATCTTTGGATCCCACCTAAGTTGACGGCAAGAGATAAGAAAGACTTGGTTCATTTTATGATTACCAAGGCGATGCCGTCTCTTCGCAAATGCCTAATCCGACATGGCTATAACTTTAACGAACCATCATCTGAGATGCGCTTTCAGTTTCTTATCGCCGTGGGTGGATATATCTTTGATGTCGATCAAGAACTGGTTGCGTCGAGAAACGATCCTGGAATCTACGCCGTCGGTTCTGGATCTTCCTACGCCCTCGGCGCTCTCCATGCTGGGGCTGACATCCTAGAAGCAATGAACATAGCGGCTAGACTAACTGCTTTCACAGCTCCACCTTATATTCAAATCAGTCAACCGCGCTAACTAAGCGGTTAATAATCCATTCGACTACTGGTACTGCAACAGCGTTACCCATTTGCTTATAGCGATGTGAGTCTGCTTGTCCATCAGTCCAACCATCTGGGAATCCTTGAAGGCGCTCGCACTCTGTTGGTGTTAGTCGGCGGACAACTGGTGGTTGATCGATAAACAACTGGGCATGATGAGATTGCACAGATGGTTGATGGGCTTGCAGCGCAAGAGATACTTCTGTTTCAGTCGCGCTAAAGTTATTAGCTTTTGCATCTTCGCGGATTGAATAAGCAACTGCTTGTCCGCCTGTGCGATCTAAAGTATAGGAAGGAGCATCTTCTGCTCCGACTCCCAATCCATTCTGATTCTTTTCCATGTCTCTTCCATCCTGAATTGGAAATACCATTGGCACGTTTCCTCCACCAGTTCCATATCGTGAAATAACTGTCGGTGCTATCTGATCTTCGTAAACTCTTACATCGCCAACGCGAGTCCCATCGATGATGAGAACGGTTGCGTATGACTCTCCATTGTTATCCATGCGGTTCAATGTAGGAACTACCCCCCCCTGAATCCAAGTTTCGTAATCGTCGTAAGAAGAGGCGCGTTTGCCTTTACTGAACCACATCGACAACCTGCAATAGATTGTTTTGAATTGCTTCGTTGCTCATTTGACCTTTGATTAAATCAGATACAGTTAAAGTTCCTACCGTATGCTTTCGAGCGCGTTCTGTAACTGCGTTGGAAGGGACTTGCCCCGATTGCTTGCTCGCCTCAAAATACCTGCTGCGGCTTTCGCGGAGATTGAGTATTTCTTGAGGTGATCGCCCGCTGTCTCCAAGACTTCCGACAATAAAGACTCTTCTGCGCCGTTGGGGTACTCCAAAGTATTGAGCATCAAGCACCCGCCATCCCACGCGATACCCGCGCTGGACCAACGCTTCAATGACAACGACCATGTCTCTTCCGTTATTGCTGGAAAGTAAACCAGGGACATTTTCGAGGATAAAGTTTTGCGTTCTTGTTTCGTCAAGGAGTCGGCAGATTTCCCAGAAAAGTCCAGACCGTTTTCCCGCCAGTCCTGCTCGCTTACCAGCGACGGACAAATCTTGGCAGGGAAATCCTCCTGTAATGATTCCATCGACGGGATCGAATCCTGCTGAAATGAGTTGCTCACCTGTTACCTCCGTAACATCGCCAAAGATTGTTGAATTCGGGAAGCGTCGGCGTAGCACTTCCTGAGCCTTGTTATCAATCTCTACTGACGCTACAACTTCTACGCCACTTCGTTCTAGTGCGAGGTCAAATCCTCCTACACCAGCAAACAAACTAACTGCTTTCATTTTCACCTTTTTCTTTTCCTTTGAACTCAAGCATTGAGAAACAAATAGGACAATCTAAATCATCGTTAATCGAAGTGATGATTACATTTCCGCAACCAGGACACTCGAACCTAAACATCAGTCTAGCCATATTTGGTATTGAGAAGTAACGCGGCCCTTCACTGGATCAATGAAGTGAAGTCGCTGGGATGGAACGCCCGATACTGCCATTGAGTCTCTTGCATATCGGTTATCGGACTCAGTAGAACCAGTCCAATAGATAGAACCTGTCTGATCCGACATTGGTTCCTGTGCAAATCGGTGGTAGTGACCAAGGTAAATATCTTGGAAGAACCATTTGAATGAGCCAGCCTTCCATCGGTTTCCTGCTGCTTGCCAAGCTGCTGGAGATGCAAAGCCAGCACGACCAACTTCATCGCCGTGCATCAAGAGTGCGCGATAGTTTCCAATCTCAACCTTCTGAATATCTTCTGGGCAATCTTCCCAACTGAGGCGCTTCTCTCCTGCGAGTAACTGGCGCGCTAGTTCGTAGCACATACGGTCAAAGTTATCTGCCTTTGGTACATGGTCACGCTTTGATCCAATACGCCCGTGGTTTCCCCATTCAGCAACAACCTTAACGGTTTCAAATTGCGTCAAAAGGTAACGCACGAAGTCCACCATCAAACGAGAGACTGTTGTGTATTGCTCGAAGAGAGTGCTATCAACTTCCCAGAGTTGTCCAGGGTAGTTAAACAAACCTTCAATCATGTCCCCACCAAACATCACTACACAGTCCTTAACTGGGTGATGCTTGCGGGCAATCTCGGTAATCTCTACAGACTTGTAAGCAAAGTCCATGACTCGCTTCTTCATTACCTCAGAGTTGTACGAGGTAGTTATCTTAGCTCCTTGCCAGTCCGTAGCGTGGAGTAATGCAACCTCTGACTTGGCTTTACGAACATCCTTCTTCGGCGCTTCTACGGGCTTTATATGACCCATGGCAAGCATCGCATCATAGGCAGCACGAAAGACTGCTTCGCCCATAAGTTGATCTCGTTGCTTCTGCTTCTGTAGTTGCTTCTGAGTATTGATAAGAGCCTTGCGGAGTTCCACAATTTCTGGATCTTTATCTTTCTCAATCTGTTCTAAATCATCTTTTAGCGACACGTTGGCACTCCCCACGTCGATGTCTGCCGAGAGTTCCAGTTGCTAAGTCAAAACCGTTAGCCTTGAGAACTTTGCTGATAGAAGAATGGGAAATAGATTTATCGTCCATCTTTGCGGTGAGTAACTTGCGTTCTTCTGGCGGTAGGTTTTCTAACAATGTGCAAGTAGAACACCAAGAGCGTGGCTTATCAACGAAGTTATCATCGTTCTTTAGATCATCTAGTAATCCCATTAGATACCCACAAACTCTCTGATAAGGCGTATGTAGCCTTCTTTATCATCGTATGAATCTTTATGAACTGGGTTCTGAAATATGCGCACTGTCTTTAACGCATCCATCATCAAAGCTACTTCGTGTGGCTTGATGTCATCGATGCGAAGCAAGGCTCCCCAGATGCGACCAATGGCTAAGAAGTTATCCTCAGCATCGCCATATTGTTCTTGTCTTTCCTCAAGAATCTTGTCGATCATATTCACCCTTTCTAGTGGTGGGCAGAGCCTAACAGATTATGGTTGAGATTTGAAGTGCGACACAAAAGAAAAACCCCCGCGAAGGTGAAACGCGAGGGTCTTTCAGCCGATTAGGAAGGGCTGAGGATTACGATACAGCAAATGCTCCACAATTGATAACAGGAATCTCTGGCGAGTCTGTGATTCTTGCCCACACTAAATATGTTCCTACTGCAAGGTTCTGGATCATCACGCCGATTTCTCCGTTAAGAGAAGTCGAAGCAATCCAAGTAGATGGACGGGCGTTCTGAGCAGTGATAGCAACTTCAATATCAGCAGCAGTTGTGAACGGAGTCCCGTCAAGGGTGATGAGGATAGGTTGGAATTCAACGCTCTCACGGGGGTAGTTGTTAATCATAAAAGCATCCCTTCCCAACGGCGCTGGGCTAGTGTGGCAAACTTATTGCGCTCGCCAAGGATACCATCAGCTTGTTTAGTTCCAAGGTTTGCTGACTCATCTCGTTCAGTTTGGATCACTCCAGCCCACTGGCGCTGAAGCAGTTCTCCCACCCATGGACGAGGCATAATCTGACCATAGAAAACAGTGTCATGGTCGGTTATTGGGTTGGACCTTTTTACCTTTGAGGATAATCCTGCTGTTATGCCTAAAGATGAACGAATTAAAGAATTTAATGTAGCTGTTGCTGGTAAAGAAGCAATAACACTGGTATTTGTGCTAATTAAACTATTGACGGAAGCATCAGCAGTAAGCCCC